GCTGACGGGCTCGGTACTCACCACACTTCAGGCACTCCCGATAGCCCAGCTCCCAGCGTGCCTCAGCTACCGTGTCTCCGCATTCGACGCAGTTATGCGTGCGCATAATTAGTCCTCCTCTGCTTCCCAGCTCACGACAAGCTCCCAGCCGAACGCGCACGGGTCGATGCCTTGCTCCGCCAGAAGCTCGTGCACCAGCTCAGCGATATAGTCCTGCGCACGGCGGTCAACGCCCGCACTGTCCGCATCAAAAACAATAAAACCTTTCTCCATCACTCGTTCTCCTCTTGCACTTGGGGCCACGCGATGGGCCCGTCATCTGCCATGGGTATATCAATCACCTCCACCTCGACGCCGTGGCGCTTGGCTAGTAGGCGCAGCATCTGGCTCTTGCCCTCGGCAAGGTCTCCCAGGGTTTCTCGCAAAGACTTTTCCACCAGGGCATCGCACTTGGCATTGAACTCCTTATGCGCACGTGCCCACTTGTCGTGGAACTGCTGCTCTTGTTTCGTTAGCTTCCGTTTCTTGGTCATGTCGTCCTCCGTGGTCTCAGTTATGCGCCCGCATAATCGGGCTAGGTGAAAACTTGTTTATTTCAGTGTTCAAGGCCCAGTGTAACACAAGTGATATGTAATGTCAAGTGTTTACACGTTTTGCTATCTGTCTATTTTGTACGTTTTGTACGTAATGTACGTTCACTTTTTGATAGTGTCTCGGGAAAGTTCCTGTAAATATGTTTGAAATGAAGTGGAGTGGTAAGAGGTGATATGTGTTGTAGGAAAACGTAATGTTCGGTGGATTGGTGAAATGTTCGCATAATCGAGGCTCGCAAGTTATTGAAAAATAACATAGTTCCTTTTGTGACATGGTTTTTGGTTATGTTTCGGTTCTCTCGGAGGTGCAGGGTGACGGGGTGAAAGCGAACAATGTACGGAGGGAGCAAGCGGCTCGTCAGGGTCGAGACATAAATTTTTTGAAACCGAACAATACAAACATGGTGATTTAAAAGATATAGATAGATAGAACAATATATACAGACTTCATACGCTGAACTTGCGCGTGCTTATCACGGAATGTTAGGAGGTATTTTGTACGGTTGCAAACCGAACAATACCGGAACAAAACGAACATTCGGGCCTTTTTACCGAACATTCGGTGCGTATCAATAACTTAGCCGGATTATGCGGCTGCATAACTCGTGCAGGGACTCGGCGCACCGAATGTCTCTGGCATCTATTCGCAGGACGGGGTAAACTGAATTATGCGGGGGCATAATCGCGCAGCTCTGCCGAATCTGTTTCGGTGCAGGGACTCAGCGCACCGAACGTCTCTGGCATCAAGGAAAACGCAGGCATAAAAAAGGCCCCACCTAGGTGGGGCCTGCCGGGAGGGCAACGGGCCGGAAACCATCCCAGCCCGCGTAGTGTAAACAACTTAGGACAAAAAGACGAAGGTAGTGAAGGCGTAGAGTAGGAAGAGGCCGAAGCTTGCGGCGACGGTGGCGACGGTGAGGACCAGGGTCCAGCCCACAATGGGCACTAGGAAATCGTAAAGGCGGTCTTTGGTCATAACGTATTCCCCTTAGGTTATGGGCCCCCTTGCGGGGGCCCTGGTGAGTTAGCCTTGCAGCTTGTCGAAGTAGGCGGCGGCGCCCTTGTCCGCCTTAGCCCAGCGCTCAAGCATCTCATAAAGCGTATCGTACTCTTCGGCGATGCAGTCGATAGACTCGCCTTTGTTCTCGCTGGATAGGATCGCGTAAACGTGCGAGGCCTTGATCGCCAGCTTGGAGCGCTTGGCGCGCGTTTCGGAGTCGTCAGCATCGCCCTTGTCATGCTTCACTAGGGCTTTGCGTACCTTATCCATGAAGCTGGACAGGCGACCCGCAGCGGTTTCCGAAGCAGAGCGCTTTGCGGCCAGGGCGGAGTCAAGCTTGAGAAGCTCCGAAATGTAAGCCTCTTTATACTGCTCGCGTAACTCGCGCATTTTCTTTGCGTAGGCCGCAATGGCATTGCGCTCCGCTGTGGACAGGTAGGCTTCCGCGATGAAGGCCTTATTCGCTTCCCAAGCTTCTTGCATAGCCTTAGCCTTGGGACACTCTTCGGGGTCTCCGAAGCGCTTCTTGGTGAAGGCGGTAAGCTGGTGCGCGCCTTCGTATCCTTCGGACTGGACAATGGCCGCAACTAATGCGCCTTGCTTGTCTTCGGCATCGCGCTCAGAGGCGATCAATTCGGCGGCGCTCTTTACCTTGCCTTTGGAATCCACCGTGGAAACGGTGGCGAGATACAGCGGGTTAAGTAGATCGGTCATGGTGTGATTCCCTTTGTTAGAAACAAGTTAATGTCACTAGGTGACGGTTCCTATTGTCCATACCTAGGCGAGAATGTCAACAGATAGTCGATTATGCGCGCGCATAACCCGGTTTTCTAGGATAAAAAGACCTACCCGGGGGGCATAGACCCGTTTTGCAGCGCGGTACCATCCGGGCGTATGTATTACTATTTCCCACGAATAAATCGCAAAAATCTGAAAACCGGACCCCCACCCCCTCTATATAGGGAACACCCCCCTTAGGAGTCCCAACCTCCCCTGCCAAAAATTTTTTGCTACTACATAGGTACCTGCGGCGGCGTTGTGCGGACTTGCCTACCCTGACACTTATTTGTTATACAGCGCCCACAGCTTCGGCTTGCGAAAAAACTATGACGCTACATATCGACCCCGAGATCGGGGTGCCTATGGGTGATGGGGTTGCAAGTATGGACTTAGCGGTCCGTGCCAAGACCGTGTCGAAAACTATTGCCCATCTTGCAGACCATGGCGTTAACGTCGAGCCGAATAAAGAAGACGAAGACGTTGCTGCAAGGTTAGCTATGGCCTACGCCGAAGACCCCGAAAAGACCTCCAGAAAAGTCACCACTGCCCGTGCATCGAAACTGACGCCACCGTCTCTCTTACTCGTTAACAATATCTTGCAAGAGTTCGGTCACAGCATTGCGGAGTCGGCGACCCAGATACGCCACTTGGTGACGAACAAACTTATTGAGGAGACGGAGAACCCTGACCCCCGGGTGCGTATCCGTGCCTTGGAGCTGCTGGGCAAGATTTCCGACGTGGGGCTCTTTTCGGAGAAGACCGAGATCACCATTACGCACCAGACCACGGATGACATCAAAGAAAGTCTCCGTGCAAAGCTCGCCAAGCTCGTAAATCCAGCCCCCGAGGAGGACATTGTGGACGCCGTTATTGTGGATGGTGACGAGATTGATGTCGATGCAGAGTTCGGACTGGACGAGGACGCTGCCGAAACCGAAGCGGAGCAGGATGCGGAGAATGACCCCGAACCGCAGGCGCCCATGCCGGAGAGTATCGATAAGGACCTAGCAGCGGCCATGGAAGCGGCCCTTGAGGACGATCTGGTGCAGGAGAACGACCCTAAATGGGGTCAGTAGCGGTCAAACAACCGGCCATGGGCCCAGAAACCGGCCTAGATTTCACGGAAGAGGAGATCAACACGCTCCTCGCCAACCTCGACTCATGCACGCCCGAGGAAATCGCCGAAATTGACCGCATGGTGGACGAGCTAGCCACCAGAAAGGCGAATAACGCTGCCTATACGGACCTGATTGCCTTCTGTAAGCGCATGCAGCCGGACTATATCGTCGGATCGCACCATAGAATCCTTGCAAATATGCTCATGGCTATCGAAAGAGGTGATAAGGACCGTATTTGCGTCAATATCCCGCCTCGCCATGGCAAGTCACAACTTGTTTCTACCTACTTCCCAGCGTGGTTTTTAGGCCGGAATCCTAACAAGAAGGTCATGATGGTCTCCCATACCACTGATCTTGCTGTGGATTTTGGTCGGAAGGTGCGGAACCTCGTGCTCAGCGACGAGTTCAGGGAGATATTCCCGGCCACGGCTATTGCCACGGACTCAAAGTCTGCCGGTCGCTGGAACACTAACGCCGGGGGTGAGTATTACGCCTGTGGTATCGGGTCATCTATCGCCGGTCGGGGTGCTGACTTGCTCCTCGTCGATGATCCTCACTCAGAACAGGATGTCCTGAACGGGAACTTTGAGGTCTTTGAGAAGGCCTACGAGTGGTTCACCTTCGGTGCTCGGACGCGTTTGATGCCGGGTGGACGTGTAGCCATCATCCAGACCCGCTGGCACATGGACGACCTGACCGGGCGCGTGACCCGGGACATGGCTCAGAACGACCAAGCGGACCAGTACGAGGTGGTGGAGTTCCCGGCCATCCTGCAGACCGAGCACCCGAAGACTGGGAAGGCGGTGGAGAAGGCCCTCTGGCCCCAGTTCTTTGACCTCAAGGCACTGCACCGCACCAAGGCCTCCATGCCCGTGTTCCAGTGGAACGCCCAGTACCAGCAGAAGCCCACCGCCGAAGAGGCCTCCATCATCAAGCGTGAGTGGTGGAACGAGTGGCACCGCGAGGACCCACCCCCCTGCGAGTACATCATCATGTCCCTGGACGCCGCTGCCGAGACTCACAACCGGGCGGACTACACCGGCCTGACAACGTGGGGGGTCTTCTTCAACGAGGAGACTAACGAGCACAACATCATCCTGCTGAACTCCATCAAGGAGCGCTATGAGTTCCCTGAGCTGAAGCGCCTGTG